GCGAGACCACACTGGAGAACATGCTCAAGAAAATCAAATGGCCGGACAAGGTGAAAAATCTTGAGCTCATCGGCAAGCACGTCGATGTTAACGCATTCAAAGACCGCGTGGAGGTATCCGGCACGGTCACCATTGCCGACCGCATGGCCGCCGCCAGGAAGCGCCTGAAAGAACGGCAGGGCGGTGACCAGTGACAGACGTCGCCATTTCCCATGAAGAACAGCTTGTCGAAGATATTGCCAGCTTTACACATGACCCGCTGGGCTATGCGCTTTACGCGTTTCCCTGGGGTGAAGATGGCGGGGAACTGGCACACGCAACAGGGCCGCGCCAGTGGCAGGCTGATGCATTCCGGGAAATAGGCGATCACCTCCAGAATCCGGAGACGCGGCACCAGCCGCTGATGATTGCCAGGGCGTCGGGCCACGGCATCGGCAAATCTGCGTTTATCTCGATGCTTATCAAGTGGGGTATGGATACTTGCGAGGACTGCAAGGTGGTGGTGACCGCCAACACCGAAAACCAGCTGCGCACCAAAACATGGCCGGAAATCATCAAGTGGTCGAACATGGCGATCACCAGGGACTGGTTCACTACTACTGCAACCGCGATGTACAGCAACGATCCGGGCCACGACAAGCGCTGGCGCGCCGACGCCATTCCATGGAGTGAGCACAATACCGAAGCGTTTGCCGGGCTGCACAACGAGCGTAAGCGCATCATTGTGGTATTCGACGAGGCGTCAAATATCGCAGATCTGGTATGGGAGGTTGCCGAAGGGGCGCTGACGGATGAAGACACAGAGATTATCTGGGTGGCGTTCGGTAACCCGACGCGTAATACCGGTCGTTTCCGCGAGTGCTTCCGCAAGTATAAGCACCGCTGGAAGGCAAAGCAGATCGACAGCCGAACTGTGGAAGGCACGAACAAAGAGCAGTTGCAGAAATGGGTGGACGACTACGGTGAAGACAGTGACTTCGTGAAAGTCCGTGTTCGCGGGATATTCCCGGATGCGTCTGAAAACCAGTTTATCCCGTCCGGGCTGACGCAGCCGGCAGTTGGTCGCGTGATAACGCCTGACCAGGTACAGCACGCTGCTACAATCATCGGCGTTGACCCATCCCACCAGGGTAAAGACCCGGCGGTTATCTACCTGCGTCAGGGGCTGCACTGCAAAAAGCTGGGGGAATATCCTCGCACCACTGACGATGTGTGGTTTGCGAAAGTGATCGCCGACTTTGAGGACCAGTACCGGGCTGACGCGGTATTCATAGATTACGGTTACGGGACTGGCCTGAAATCCGTTGGTGATAACTGGGGGCGAAGCTGGACGCTGATACAGTTCGGTGGCGGTACATCCGATCCCGAAATGGGCAATAAGCGCGGCGAGATGTACAAATCCGCCCGCGACGCACTAAAACTTGGGGCGCAACTGGACAGCCAGGACCTGGCCGACGAACTGAGCGCACCGGAGTACAAAGTCAGGCTGAAGGACAGCCGCAAGATTTTGCAGGACAAGGAAGAGGTGAAGGAACTGCTGGGGCGCTCACCGAACAACGCCGATGCCTACGTGCTGACTTACGCTTTCCCGGTGGTGAAGAAGCAATTCAGCGCGCCAGGCCAGCAACAGGGCAGGGCCATAACGGAGTATGACCCTTACGCTTAAAATTTGTTTTTTATTTCCTGTGATATTGTTCTTAATTTTAATGAGTTATTTAATTCTGACAATTTAGTTGACGCGTCCACTTTGACTGAAATAACAATGGCATTTTCAGACTTTACCACTTTGAAAATGTGCGGGTAGTTCTCAACTAGTATGTCTAAAAATGCTTCCGTTCTATCTAGCTTGCCCTGTAGATTTTTAAGGCTATCTATTGTTGACGAATGAATGACGGAATTTGCAAGGATACTGTTTTTATAAGTGATAAATTCTGTATTTAAATTAGTTAATTCAGTTTGAAGGTTTTTTGTGTTTTGTTTTTCTTTTTTCAACTCATCTTGCAATACTTTCTTTGATTCATTTTCAATTTTATATTTGCTTTCAGCGGCTGACAATAGCCCCTTGAGTTCTGTGTTTTCTACATTCAATTTATTGATGATTTCTGAGCTTTTGCTTAAGTTTGACTTGGTTTTTTCTATTTGACGCTGTATGTTATGAATGCCTTCTTCGATATAACGCTCCTCTCTTTTTTCAGATAGTTTCTTTTTTGCCTCAATTTCAGCTATTGATTGCTGTAGCTCGGCGATTTTAATTTTTGATATCAAGCTCATCTCAATAGTTTCTGTATTTGGTGCGTTTTGTATTTTAGTGACGAGTTTGTTTATTTTAGGCAAGAGATATGCAATTAAAGCCGATGTGCAAAGCGGGCCAATTAAATAGCTTTCAATTCCAAAGTTATCAGTAATATAAACAAGTCGTTTTTCAATTTCCCTGTTGCTAAAAAAAAGTATCGCCAAAATAGGCCAGTTAAAGCCAAGCCATGAAAATACAAAAGCACCAAGGAAAGGGCTTCTCACTCTCTCGAGTGATGACTGACGGAAAGATGCGAAGATATCGCGGATAAAATCGAGCATGTCACTACCCTGTGTATGAGTTTTTGCTGATTTTACCTTTAAGGTAATCCGCGGTCATCAGATATTACAAAGCCCGCGCATCGGCGGGCTTAATGTGAGACATAGCTCGGTTTTTTAGTAGTCATCATCACTATCTTTCATCGCAGATCGGAAGACCAGCGCAACGATACCTACCACAACCGCCGCGCCGCCGATGGCGAGCCATATCCACAAACTAAGTCCGCTCATGATTCGCTTCATCGTGACATGTCACCGCATCAATCAGTTGTATTCCCGCCTATGGAAAATGGCAAGTTATTGCTTACGAGCTCATCAATTTTATTCTGAGCGGCATCGCGTGCTTGCTGTAGCTTCTCTATAGAGGCTTTCTTTTCAGAGATGATTTTTTTTAGGCCTTCTCGCATTTCCTTATCGAAAACGATATCAATGCCGAAATCACTAAGCTGGATTGTTTTCCCTTGTTCAGCGCGTTCAACAGCGCCATGTAATGCAGACAATTCATAGCACAACTCATCGATTATTCGATCAATGTTTCTTACGTAGATGGTCATGGTTATCACCTTAAAAAAATGCCCGGCGAACCGGGCGAACTAAATCCAATGGAAGTTACGGGGTTTACAGCAGAAAGCCATCGCGATGACGTTCTGGTGTAAAAAGGGCGGCATCAGGAAAGGATTCAAAAAAACCTGTGCCGCCAAGATTTACGCTGGTACTGCGTTATCACGTTCCTAAGCGTGATTCTGTCGTGGGCCAGATGCTTATCTTCTGGTTGCCTCAATGGGCTGCAATTCACCACAACGGAAAGAGCACTGGTGGGACGCCTTCCTACATCTTTACGGTTCGGATTCCCCACATAGCGCGTCACGGTCATCGGCGAATTTTCCGTGGTCAATGCTCTTACCTGTTGCGTCCTCGTCTCTTCCGAGGTGTCACACCGTACCGCCACGATGGTGAATCGTTGGTTCGTGCTATGACCCGATGGCTTGCACATTCCGGCTACCCGTTCGGGGATAAGGAACATCAAGGAACCCCGCCGGACCGCTAACGACGCATGTGCCATACGCCGTACATCTTGCCGGTTACGTCTCCGGCGAGGGCTTCCACCTCTCGTCTGGCTTTTCCACGCAAGCGCGCGCTTGTGTTACCTAAAAGGTAATAATTGCACCGTAATATGTCAATACCCTACGCTAAATAATCCTTATGTGGTTAAATTGGTAATAATTTAATCGCGTGCGGAGTCATTGAAATGTGCATGGGTAGCTCACCATCAGTACCGGCAGCGCCGGAAATCCAGGCGGCACCGCAGGAACAGGACGCGGCTGTAGTTGCATCCCGCGACGATGAAATGCGCCGCCGTCGTGCCGCAGCAGGCCGCAACTCCACGCTGCTGACCGGCGCACAGGGTGACACCTCAGCCGCTAATACCAGCGGTAAAACGCTGCTGGGCCAGTAAGGGATCGTCATGGCCGGGACAAACGAAACCATCAAAGAGCAATTGCTGAAACAGTTTGCTCAACTGGAAAATGACCGGTCGTCATTCGATCCGCACTGGCGCGACCTCACTGATTTCATCAACCCTCGCGGCTCACGCTTCCTTACGTCTGAAGTTAATCGCGGCGAGCGGCGTAACACCAAAATCGTTGACCCAACTGCGACCATGGCGAACCGGACACTGTCAAGCGGCATGATGTCAGGCATCACCAGCCCGGCCCGTCCGTGGTTTCGCCTGGCAACTCCTGACCCTGACATGATGGATTACGGCCCGGTTAAGCTGTGGCTCGAAATCGTGCAGCGCCGCATGAACGACATGTTCAATAAGTCGAATCTCTATCAGTCGCTACCTCTGCTTTACGGCAGCCTGGGAACGCTGGGCACCGGCGCGATGGCTGTGCTGGAAGACGACGATGACATTATCCGCACGATGATGTTCCCGATCGGTAGCTACTGGCTGGCAAACTCTCCACGCGGCAGCGTTGACACCTGTTTTCGAAAGTTCTCGATGACCGTTCGTCAAATCGTCATGGAATTTGGCCTGGATAAGGTCAGCACGTCAGTTAAAAGCATGTGGGAGTCGGGAAATTACGAGCAGTGGATCGAAGTCATGCACTCCGTTTTCCCGAACATCAACCGCGATACGGCAAGACTGGACAGCAAAAACAAGCTGTATAAGTCCGTCTATTTCGAGGTTGGCGGCGACAGCGATAAGGTGTTGCGCGAATCAGGCTACGACGAATTCCCCATCATGGCGCCGCGCTGGGAAGTTAACGGCGAGGACGTCTACGGCTCATCCTGCCCTGGCATGATTGCCCTTGGTCAGGTTAAAGCCCTTCAGCTTGAGCAAAAGCGCAAATCACAACTGATCGACAAAGCTACTAACCCGCCGATGGTCGGCCCGTCATCACTGAAGAATCAGCGTGTTTCACTGCTTCCTGGCGACATCACCTATATCGACCAGATGTCGAATCAGGACGGCTTCAAGCCCGCCTACCTGGTTAACCCGAATACAGCGGATCTGCTGGCCGACATTCAGGACACGCGGCAGGTGATCAACAGCGCCTATTTCGTTGACCTGTTCATGATGCTGCAGCAAATCAACACGCGGTCTATGCCGGTTGAAGCCGTTATCGAGATGAAAGAGGAAAAGTTACTGATGCTCGGGCCTGTGCTGGAGCGTCTCAACGACGAATGTCTGAACCCGCTGATCGACCGCGCTTTCTCGATGATGGTGAAAAAAAACATGCTTCCGCCGCCTCCGGACGTGCTCAGCGGTACGCCGTTACGTGTGGAATACATCTCCGTTATGGCGCAGGCGCAGAAGTCTATCGGCCTGTCCAGTCTGGCAAATACCGTGACATTTATCGGTCAGCTTGCCTCAGCAAAACCTGAAGCACTCGACAAGCTCAACGTGGATCAGGCGATCGACACGTTTGCCGACATGTCAGGGGTGTCTGCAACGGTCATCCTTCCGCAGGAGCAGGTTAACAAAATCCGCCAGGACCGCGCACAACAGCAGCAGATGCAGCAGAACGCAGCCATGGCTATGGCGGCGGCGCAGGGTGCCAAGACACTCAGCGAAGCGCAGACATCAGATCCAAGCGCACTGACAGCGCTAACCGGCGCAGCGGCGGGAGGTAATCAGCAATGACCGACCTCTATGAAGATGAGCAGCCGAGCGCTGAACAACTGAAACGCCTGGCAGAGCGCGAAGAACAAGACGCCGAAGATATCCGTTTTGTGATGGGCTCCGAACGTGGCCGCCGCGTTGTTTGGCAGGTACTTGAACAGGGGAAAGTGTTTTCCGCCTGCTTTGCCGCCGACCCGCATATCACAGCTTTCAACGAAGGGCAGCGCAATCTGGCGCTGGCGTTGTTTCAGCGCGTTATGACTTGCTGCCCCGAGCTCTATCTGAAGATGGCTGATGAAGCCGCTAAACAGGAGTGATCATGAATTTGTTTGAACGTTTGATTTATCGCCGCCTTTGCAATGAACAACCCGCAGACGGCGGCGCAGCTCCGGCCGCATCAGAACCTGCTGCACAGTCCCCGACTGGAAACGACGCGCCAGCTACAGATCCGGCTAATCCAGCTGAAGAACCTGGAAAACCGGAAGACGGGAAACCTGCTGATGGTGAAAACAAAGATGTTAAGCAACCAGAAAGCGAAAAGCCTAAGGAAGAAAAAAAACCTGAAGGCGCGCCGGAAGCCTATGAGTTCAAAACCGCTGAAGGCGTTGAACTGGATACGGAAGCCCTGAAGGACTTCGAGCCGGTGGCACGCGAACTGAACCTGACTAATGAGCAGGCGCAGAAGCTGGTGGATGCATACCCAAAAATCCTGGCTGGAGTGCAACAGCGTCAGGTGGAAGCCTGGCAAAAACAAACTCAGGACTGGGCAGCGGACGTGAAAGCCGACAAAGAGATCGGCGGCGACAAACTCACCGCCAGCCTGAGCAAAGCGCAACAGGCGCTGGAAACGTTCGGCACTCCCGAGCTGAAAGAATACCTGAACGAAACCGGCCTGGGTAATCACCCCGAGCTGGTGAAAGCGTTCGTGAAGATCGGTAAGGCCATGTCGGAAGACAACATGGTCTCCGCCGGAAATACCGGCCAGCGTAGTGCTGCCGAAGTGCTCTATGGCAAAAACTAAGAGAGGATATAACCATGGCTGTTAAAGGCTTAACTGCGCTGACGCTGGCAGACTGGGGTAAGCGCGTAGATCCGAATGGGAAAATTGATAAAATTATCGAGCTTCTCAGTCAAACTAACCCGATCCTGATGGATATGCCTTTCGTTGAAGGCAACCTTCCAACCGGTCACCGCACCACTATCCGATCTGGTCTGCCTCAGGCAACCTGGCGCCTTCTGAACTATGGCGTGCAGCCAAGCAAGTCAACCACCGTACAGATCACCGATACCGTCGGGATGCTGGAAACTTATGCCGAAGTGGATAAGTCTCTGGCTGATCTGAACGGCAATACTGCTGAATTCCGCCTGTCGGAAGACCGTGCATTCATCGAAGGCATGAATCAGCAGATGGCGCAAACGCTGTTCTACGGTGATACCAGTGTCAACCCGCAGCAATTCATGGGCCTTTCTTCCCGTTACTCCAGCAAATCAGCCGGTAACGGTCAGAACATTATCGACGCTGGCGGCACCGGCACCGATAACACCTCGATCTGGTTAGTGGTCTGGGGTGAGAACACCGTGCATGGCATCTTCCCGAAAGGCCAGAAAGCCGGTCTTCAGATGGAAGATAAAGGGCAGCAGACACTGAAAGACGCGAACGGCGGCCAGTACGAAGGCTATCGTACCCATTACAAGTGGGATAACGGTCTGGCACTGCGTGACTGGCGCTATGTTGTTCGTATCGCGAATATCGACGTAAGCGATCTGTCAGTACCAGGTTCAGCTGCAAATATCGTCAGCCTGATGGTTAAAGCGCTGCACCGCATCCCGAACCGCGGCATGGGCAAACCTGTGTTCTATATGAACCGTACCGTTGCCCAGGCGCTTGACCTCCAGTCTCTGGACAAAGCGTCACTGGCGCTGTCCGTCAAAGAGACGGAAGGCGAATTCTGGACCACATTCCGTGGCATCCCAATCCGTGAAACCGACGCGATTCTGGAAACTGAATCCCGCGTTGTGTAACGCCTGTTATTAACGAATGGGCCTTAACGGGCCCATAAATGGAGATAAAGAGATGATCCTCGACAAACTGTTGATGTTCTCCGAATCACAGGCGGTTACGGCGTCTGCTGCTTCGACTGATGTGATTGACCTTGGCCCGATTGACGGCACGCGCCGCGACATCGGCGTGGGTGAGCCGCTGGAATGGTTCGTTAACGTCAATACCACGGCGACCGCCGCCGGGGCCGCGACTGTTAACGTCAACCTTCAGACCAGCCCGGATAACTCCACCTGGACGACCATTGCGAGCTCCGGCGATCTGGCGCTGGCCGCGCTGACTGCTGGCAAGCGCATCGTTTCCCAAAAAGTTCCGCAGGGTGTTCAGCGCTATCTTCGGCTGAACTATGTCGTAGGCACCGGTCCGCTGACCGCCGGCGCTTTCACCTCGGGTATCAATCTGGATGTGGATGGCAATAACACCACGTTCTACGCGACCCGTTCCAAAATCACTGGTTAAGGAATAAGTAAATGACTCAGGAAAAAGCGAAGTACCGCGTTCTGCGTCTGTCTTTTATCGGCAACCAGTTGCTGGATGAAGGCGCGGAAGTGGAATACGACGGCGAACCGGGCAGCGCACTGGAGCCGCTCAACGATGCCGCAGAGGCTGCCAAGAAGAAAGCCGTGAAAAAGCACGGCCATTCTTTCCATGACGCTAAACCCGTCACCGCGACCGTGCTGGACGATGGCTCTAACGAAGCATCCAGCGGCGCTATCAGCGACGATCTGGCATCGCTTCGACAGCAGTACGAAGACCTTTTCAACGAGAAGCCCGGCAACATGAAGGCCGAAACGTTGAAAGAGCGTATCGCCGATAAGCGTAAAGAGCTGGGCGTTTAAGCCTCAGGTGTTGAACAGAGGGGCTTCGGCCCCTTTCTTGCAGGAGCGCACTATGGAACTCGTAAACCTCAAAACCGGAACCGATACCTACCAGGACGAAAGCGGTAAAACGCAGAGCCGCGACGATTACCCCTGGGGGCTGTGCATCAATCTTGATAATGAAACTCTGAAAAAACTGGGCGCCACGCCGCAGCCGGTAGGATCTGAAGTCATGATTACTGCCCGAGCCATTATCAAAAGCACCTCCTCACGCGAAAGCGAAGACGGCACCCGCCATGATGCCAGCCTGCAGATCACTGATATGGCGATCGCCGCTGCAAGTCAGCAGGAACAGAAAAGCGCAGCTGAAACACTGTACGGCACCGGGGGTGAGTAATGCCTTCCGTTATCGAGATCTGCAACCTGGCGCTGAGCAATATTGGTAACAGCCGCAGCATTAACAGCCTGAACGAAGCCAGCAAAGAAGCGGGCGAATGCTCCCTGCATTTTGACGCCTGCCGCGACGCGGTGCTGTCCGATTTCGACTGGAACTTTGCCACTAAGCGCGTGGCACTGGCCGACACAAACAGCCCGCCGCCAGACTGGCAATACGCTTACCGTTATCCGACAGACTGCCTTCGCATCACCGCAATCATGCTGCCAGGTGTGCGTAATCCAACAGCTGATATGCGTGTGCAGTATGAAGTTGGCGCGGATTCCGATGGCACCGGCAAGCTGATTTATACGGATCAGCCGCAGGCCTGGCTGAAATACGTCACCCGCATCACGGATGTGAACATGTTTGATGCGATTTTTCAGGAGGCTCTTGCCTGGAGGCTGGCTGCCGCAATCAACATGGCACTGACTGGTAGTGCTGATCTCGGTAACAACGCATTGACTATGTACTATCGCGTCATTCTCAGCGCGGGCTCACACAGCATGAACGAGTCGCAGGAACCAGCCCAGCCTGAAAGCGAATTCACCATTGCGAGGTTGTCATAATGGCTATCAGCTGGATCCAGCCATCGTTTGCTGGTGGTGAAATAGGCCCATCTCTGTACGGCCGCATCGATATGGCGAAATATCAGATAGCGCTGCGCAAGTGCGACAATTTTATCGTTCGGCAATATGGCGGTGTCGAGAACCGCCCGGGTACGCGTTTTGTTGGCGTGGCGAAATACCCCGATCGCAAATGCCGCCTGATTCCGTTTCAGTTCTCAACCGTACAGACGTATGCGCTTGAGTTTGGTCACGGATATATGCGCGTTATCAAAGACGGCGCTTACGTGCTGAACGGCAGCAACGTGATTTATGAGCTGTCCATGCCATACGCAGAAGCCGATCTTTTCAAGCTTAAGTTCACACAATCTGCCGACGTAATGACTATCTGTCATCCATCCTATCCACCGAAAGAGTTGCGCAGATATGCACATGATAACTGGCAGATTGTTGACGTCGAAACGAAGAATGGCCCGTTCGAAGATATCAACGTTAACGAAGCGATCACTGTTTATGCCAGCGACGAAACCGGAATTATAACTCTCACCGCCAGTCAGCCAATTTTTGGCGCTGAGCAGACAGGAAAACTTTTTTATCTTGAGCAGCCTGCGATTGATTCCGTCCCCGTATGGGAGACCGACAAAGTCATTTCATCCGATGCAGTCGAATCTCAGTCATTTGACACTGAGGCGGAAGCCAGTGCGTTTGCTGTAACCCTGGATCCTGACGACGTAATCAGCATCGCTCAAAGCCCAATAACGAATAAATGGGTGGTGACTTACAACCTTGGTTTCGTACGCCGTGCTGATGGAAACTATTATCTTGCAGTTTCAACCGGGAAAACCGGCACGCTGCGCCCGAGTCATACCGAGGGTAGAGCGTGGGATGGCTGGAGCGGCGAGACTGGTGTGCAGTGGGAATATCTGCATTCCGGTTTCGGTATCGTTAGGATCACCGCTGTTTCTGGAGACGGATTAACAGCGACCGCAACGGTCATTTCGCGCATTCCATCCAATGTGGTGGGGAGCTCAAAAGCGTCATATAAATGGGCTCGCTACGCCTGGAACAGTGTCAACGGATACCCGGGAACGGTCGCTTACTATCAGCAGCGCCTTTACTTTGCTGCGTCATGGGCTTATCCGCAAACCATCTGGGGCAGCCGTACCGGGGATTACAAGGATTTTGGTAAAAGCATCCCATTACAGGACGACGACAGAATTATCTATACCTATGCCGGTCGGCAGGTTAATGAAATACGGCATCTGATTGACGTCGGATCTTTGGTTGCACTGACGTCTGGCGGTGAATACGTGATTACTGGCGACCAGAATAAAGTCCTGACGCCGGGCTCTTTCGCTTTCAGCTCGCAGGGCTCTAACGGCTCAAGCGATGTTCCACCCATTGCGGTGGCAAATATTGCCCTGTTTATCCAGGAGAAAGGCAGCGTTGTCCGCGATCTGGCTTATTCCTTCGATGTTGATGGCTATCAGGGCAGCGATTTAACGATTCTGGCTAACCACCTTTTCCAGAAGCATTCTGTAGTCGACTGGTCATTTTCTATTGTGCCTTACTCAGCAGCATGGTGCTGCCGGGACGATGGCCTGTTGATGGTGATGACCTATCTGCGTGAACAGCAAGTTTTCGCATGGGCACCGCAATCTGGTTCTGGCAAATTTGAGAGCACCTGCAGCATCAGTGAAGGCAACGAGGATGCGGTTTACTTCGTGGTTAATCGCCTTATCAACGGCCAGACAGTGCGCTATATTGAGCGGCTTTCGAGCCGTCTTTTCACTGACGATCTGGACGCGTTCTTTGTTGATTCCGGACTCAGCTACGACGGAAGAAACTACAGCGGCAGGACTGCGACTATCACCGGCGGGTCTGGTGAATGGGACTACCGCAACAACTATACGATTACGGTAAGCGGTGGCGCGTTTTTCTCTGTTGGTGACGTTGGTGTGCAGTTGCAATTCCCGTATACAGGCACTGATCCTGACAACGGCGAGTTGGTGGCAATGGATTTACGCTGCGAGATACTTGCTGTAAACAGCGCCAATTCCGTCACAATTTCCACTAACCGCAATGTTCCTCCTGTATTGCAGAACGTAGCGACCACCAACTGGCGTGTTGCTCGGCGCACTTTCGGTGGTCTGTCGCATCTTGAAGGTCAGACGGTAAACATTCTCTCAGATGCCAACGTTGAACCGCAAAAGGTGGTTACCGGCGGTGCTGTCACGCTGCAGGAGCCTGGCGCAGTTGTCCACATTGGCCTGCCCATCAATGCCCAGTTTGAAACGCTGGATATCAACATTAACGGGCAGGAAACACTGCTCGATAAGAAACAAATCCTGCCGTCCGTCACTCTCATTGTTAATGCCAGTCGTGGCATATGGGCAACCACGCCTGGTGGAAAGTGGTACGAATATCCACAGCGGGAATTCGAGTTTTACGACGATCCTGTTAATGACGCCACGGGCAAAGTTGAAATTAAACTCGACAGTATTTGGGGTAAAAGCAGCCGTGTGAAAATCCGCCAGACAGATCCGCTTCCGGTATCAGTGTTGGCCGTAATTCCTCGCCTGACAGTGGGGGGCTTCTGATGATCGATGTTCAATTACTGCCCGCTACCGAAGACCACATCCAGACTATTTTACCTAACGTTCGCCAGGCTGATATCGATGAGCTCTACGCGGTATCACTGATGAGCACTGAAGATGCAATCCGTATCGGTATCCGCACAGCAACTATGGCCTGGTCTGGTTTTGCCAATGGTGAGCTGGTGACGATGTTCGGCGTATCGCCTGCTTCAATGATCGGTGGCAACGGCATCCCCTGGCTGGTAAGCACGCATTTGGTTGAAAAGTACCAGAAGACATTCCTGCGCCGCAGTCGTTACGCATTACAGGCGATGCTTGATGTTTATCCGCGCCTCGAAAATTACGTTGATGAGCGCAACCACGTAGCAAAAGCCTGGCTGCACTGGCTTGGATTTCACCTTGAGGAGCCAGCGCCATACGGCGCGCTTGGCCTGAACTTTCACCGTTTCCATATGGAGAAAAAATAATGTGCGGACCGGTAGCATTTGTTGCAGCCTCCATCGCCATCTCGGCTATGCAGGCTTATAACCAGCATCAGCAAGGGAAATATGCAAAAGCTGTAGCGAATCAAAATGCTGATATTGCTGAATCTCAGGCAGAGGATGCTGTTAATCGTGGAAATATCGCAGCAGACCAGCGTCGTCGTGAAATGCGGCAGCGCCAGGGTACACAGGCCGCAACGATGGGTGCTACTGGCGCTGATATAAGCAGCGGAAATGCTCTGGACATTTTCGCCGACACTGCCCAATTCGGCACCCTGGATGCACTGACAACGGTAAATAACGCACAGCGTGAAGCGTATGGCTATCAGGTGCAAGGTATGAATGCTACAGCACAGGGTAATGCTGCCCAAAGCCAGGCAAGAGCTGCCGTAACCCAAACAATCCTTACGGCTCCACTGAAAGCCTACGGCGCATATCAGATGGGTGGTGGCACCTGGTCACCGTTTACACAGTCAAACGCCGCGCCGATTAGCGCCGCCGTTGGTACCCGGACAGGGAGATAAGACGATGCCAACAGTACCGACAGTAACTGGCCGCCAGGTTGAAAGCCGCGGCGTTCAGTCCGGGGGATTCAACACATTTCAGGTTCCGCAGACTGGCGCAATGATTGCCGACGCCGCTGACAAATACATGGGGGCATTTGCGGAAGCCAAACAGCGCGCTAATGTCGCAATGGCACAAGATGCCTCGTTGCAGCTTAGTGCCGTCGGCAGTGATTTGATGACGAAC